TACTGCGGTGTAGTCCGTGGGAGGATAGGTCGTTCTGCTCATGCAGGGCGCTATCGAAAAAGATTTTTTTGAATCTTTTAAGTGCTCATTGCACTATCGAAAAAGGTGTGAGACAATACACTTTGTTTTTACGGGCGATTGGCGCAGCGGGAGCGCAGCTGCCTTACAAGCAGAAGGTCACAAGTTCGAATCTTGTATCGCCCACCATTTATTTCCGTGCATTGTATAATGCACGTTTTTTGTTTTGGGCGCTTAGCTCAGCGGGAGAGCATCACCTTCACACGGTGGGGGTCGCTGGTTCGAACCCAGTAGCGCCCACCATTGAATTGCCTGGTCAGAAGTTTGTGTGCTTCTGGCTTTTTTGTTTTATGAGCAATATTCTGCCAAAAATGCCGCAATTTTGCCGCAATGGTGCCAGCGAAAATCCCTAAAGCAGCCTTAGTGCATCCTCCATCTGCTGTGTGTTCACATGCGTGTAAACCTTCATTGCAACACGGTCGTCTTTCTGTCTTAATAAGTCCTGGATTACCTTTGGGTGGATGTTCTTTTTCGCCAGATTGGTCGCAAAGGTGTGACGTAGGTCGTGGAAGTGTGCTTCGTCGCAGTTGTATTTCTTCCTGTTTCTCCGCCACCAGCGTCCGAGCACATTATCGTTGAGCCTGTCGCCCAATTCGTTGGCGCATACGTAAGTTTCTTCGCACTGATCTACCTTCCATTTCTTCATCAATCGTGCCTGTTCCTCCTTCCAAGTGAGGAGGTATTCGACGAGTTTCTCCTGGATTGGTATAGGCTTGAGCTTGTTGCCGTATGCCTTGGTGTCGGGGAGCATCATGAGCCCGTCTATCAGATCCACATCGCTCCATCTCAGTCTGCAGCTTTCATTGCGCCTTAGGCCAGCCCATAACGCAAGCATCACAGCAGCGTGGCGATGGTTTGTCGGGGTGCAGGAATCTTCAATCGCCTTTTGCTGATCCTCGGTCAACGGTTGTCTTTCCTGGGTGTCGTCCCTTGGCCGCTCTACTCCCTCAAACGGGTTGCATCTGGCCATCTGTTGCGGTATGGCGTACTTGGTGTACATGGTGCTGGCCGACTGCAGGATCATGTTTACATAGGTGCCTGACAGCGGCTGGCCACTTGCGCTATCACCTTGCATCATCGCCTTCACGGCATCCTGGATCATATATGCTTCAAGCTTGTCTATAGGACACTTGCCTACGTGGCGGGACAGGGCATCAAGATGTCCTTGTATCTTATCTGCCGTGCTTTTGTTTATCTGTTTAAGATCAAGACGGTGCTTAACGTACTCTTCTGCAAGCTGTTCGAAGGTTAGCTTGCGTCCTGGTGCAGTGCTTTGTCGATTCTCGAGTTCGTCAATAAAGTCAGCAAGAGCTCTTTGAGCTTCTCGGTATGAGCCATTAAATGTACGAGTCTTTTCTCCATACTTGCCAGTCCGCGGATTAAGCCCCGTTCTAACACGTAGCTGCCATTTTCGGCATTTCCCACGTGGCTTATCTTCCATGGGGCGCACTGAGCCACTACCTACTACTTTCATGGTAAAATTCACCTGCCGATCGTTATTCGGTTGGTTCACCTTTTGCCCCGCTCGGTCACCAAACTTTTGCGGGGCATTATTTATAGTTCTTCGGGTTTCTTATTTCCTCCAGGTATTAACTTTGGGCTGTATTTTTCCTTCCATTCCTTGGAGAAATACTCGTTCCAATCGAGGACAAGTACTGATTTAGCACCTGTATATTCTTCCAATTCTTCAAACATTTCCTTTGTTGGGTAGAGAAGAAATACAGCTTTATCTTTCGCGCTAAATCCTCCACGTGCAGTTAGCAGCCTAATTTCGACGTTTGCACAATCAGTTTCAAATTGCTTGAATTCATTTTCGTTTCTTAAGTTAAACACGGAATAATAGTTTTTCTTTTGAGGAAGAACAACAACTCCACCTCCTTGGTCTTTTAGCCAAGAGAAACCGTACTCAACCATTTTGTGACAGTTGCCGTAATTTTCTATCAGATAACGTTCCATATTTGTTCCTTAGGGGTCTCGATGATTCTTCGTGATGATATGTTCGGCAGGGAAATCAACATTGGTGATACGGTTTGCAAGTTAGACGACAACAGCTTTTGGCAAGTTGTAGGTATCTCAAAAGACCTTCTTGGTCGAACTCGTGTTGAAATGAAACCCGTATCTCAAGTTGGTCCATTCTTCGCTATGGTCAATGAAGAAGGGGTTGTTGAGGGGGTAGGGAAAATGGAGTAGTTTTCTTTTTCACTCCTTTCTCTTTTTGTGGGTTATAAGATCACCATCAGTTTGTATACGTCGCTGATAGGTATTCCTTCATATGGGTCTTTGCAGGGAGGGACAACAAAAGCCTTATATTCCCTTGCTGATTTGATACCGTGTTTCGCAGCTCGATCTGGACTGATTGTTCCTATTAAGGTATTTCCTTCCATGACTACAAGACCGTCTTTTTCGACAGTCCAACCTTCTGGCATGTTTTTCTTTGTCTGCTTGTAAGTTTTAACCGCGAATTCAACAAAAGGCTGCTTCATTGCAAGTATCTGCTCAAATCCAGATGAACCAGCACATACAGTATCTTCCAGAGCTTTATCTACGATCCTGCATGGAATCATGAAGTAACCCTGTTGGTCTCTATTTAGCCAGTAATAGTTTTGCTGCGCTGAATTATTAAAGCCAAACATTATTTCCCCTTAGAATTCCCAATCGAAAGGGAACGCCGCATAGACAACCTTTCCGATGATGGTTATCTCCTCCGTGTCATCCTTGTTGTAGTCGTAGATCATTGGTAGGTATGTAGGATCGTAGCTGTTGGGTATTAATTCATAGCCATTAGCCAGGCGTTTTACTTTCTTAATGGTCGCAGAGTAGCCATTAACGCATACGGCAAAAGGGGAGTGTTCGTTTGGCTCCTTAAGATCAAAGTCGATCAGCGCATAGCAGCCATTAGGGATGCTTCTGTTGTAGCTATCTCCTTCAACGCGCAACCATCCACTATTAGGGTGCTTATCTGCTATCTGCTTGGGGCATGGATGATTGTCGATAATCTCTGTCATTTCAATAGGGGTACCAGCTGCGATTTCCCCCATGACGGGACGGTCAACGAACTCGGGGTCATCAAGCGAAACAACTGCGTACTCTACCGATCCGCGCGGTGCCCATAAATCAGCAAGGCTAACCTCTAATAGCTTACATAAAGTAAGAAGTTCATCACCATTAGGTTGGCCTCTTCCGACTTCCCATGCGCTAATGGTCTTGCCGCTTTTGCCAACAGCTTCTCCTACTTCGTCGACGCTTAATCCCTTCTTCTTCCTTGCGGATTTAAGCTGTGATGCCATGTATTTCTTGACACTTTCCATTGTGTCTCCTTCTCCTATTCTGTGTAGGAAAGTTTAACCCAAAATGCTGAAAAAATCTAGCAATAGTAGGAATTATCCTATTTTTGTCTTGACTTCCTAGGAAATGTAGGTACTCTTTTAGATGTTCCTAGAAAACGTAGGAAGGAGGCACATGGATATAGGAGCAACGCTGGAAAACAGACGCAGCGAACGTGGAATCACTTATGCAGAGCTTTCGCGGAGAACAAATGTGAATGAAGACATGATCTCTCGTTTTTGCCGCGGAATCTCAATGCCTAAAGGTGATCAATTGGTTGCTATTTGTCGTGAACTAAATCTTGATGTCGACGATTTCTTTAAATCCGAGGAGGTGAAAAGTGATGAATGAAGAGCAGGAAAAGCAGCTGATAGATGATCTTCTGAAAATTGTCCACATGGGAGCTAACGACATGTCTACGCCAGAAATGGCGATGGCGGGAGTGAGAGCGGCGATGGTGTTGGTTGAGATTGGAGGAAAAGTTCGGTTGCACGGTTAGTGGCAGCTAAGCTCGTGCAACCAATAGACTAATCTTTTTTGATGCCGTCTACATCTTCAAAAATCTCGATCAACTTATCGTAGGTATTTTGAAGCACTTCTGGAAGCTTATCGAGATTGTAAGCAGTGTCAGAACCATATGCAGCTTTAACAATCTCTACGGCACTTTCGTAAACGTGCATCTTTTCTGCTCGATTAAGACCCATGTCTTTCCTCCTTTCTTTTGATCGTCAGCGGATATTACAAAGAGGGTTCAAGTCCGGAATCTGTCGCCCTCTTTCGAGCGCAATTATACACAATATGTTGTGTTCTAACAAACAGAATTAACAAGATGAGGTAGTTAAATGAAATACATGAAGAGCAGAATCAGGGAAATATGTCAGGAGCGCGGAACTACGCTATTCAAGCTGGCACTCAGGTGCGGAATCTCTTATGAGGCTCTACGTCGTTATGAAGCCAAGGGGATATATAAAGCCCAATTCGGATACATGGTTCGAATCGCAAAAGCACTCAACTGCAATCTGGAAGAGCTATACGAAAAGGAAGGTGATTGAAATCAAAAAGAAGTGGCACTGGCTGATACATGAAGCCAGCACGCAGCAGTTCGCCGCAGTCGTATCAGCGGTGGTTGTTCTTGGCTGTGCGCTGAGTTTCACGGCTGGCTACCTAATTGTAAAAGCACTTATGAATTAGGAAGGAGGAAGAATGGACATTCAAGTTTTCGACAATGAGCAGTTTGGCGCACTTCGCACCTACGAGGAAGACGGTCGGATTTTGTTCTGCGGCAAGGACGTTGCTAAGGCTCTTGGGTACGCAAAACCGAACAATGCAATCAACAGTCATTGCAAGGGTGCCCTAAAACGGCGCCCCCTTCAAACAGCGGGCGGCGTTCAAGAATTCGTATTCATCACCGAACCAGGCCTTTATCGCTTAATTACTCACAGCAAGTTACCAACTGCAGAGAAGTTTGAGCGATGGGTTTTTGAAGAGGTCCTACCATCCATCCGTCGCACTGGTGGCTATATGGTCGCCAAACAGGACGAAACACCCGAGCAGATCATGGCTCGCGCGGTACTGGTTGCCCAGGACACTATCGAGCGCCAGAAACGCGAAATCGCCGAACTTAAACCCAAGGCGCTCTTTGCTGATGCTGTTGCTGCAAGTGATGGAACCTGTTTGGTGGGTGAGCTTGCCAAGATGCTTAAGCAAAACGGTGTAAACATCGGTCAGAACCGCCTATTTTCGTGGCTTCGCGAAAATGGCTACCTCGGTAAGACGGGCAGTAACCGCAACGTACCCACGCAGCGCGCAATGGAGCAGGGGCTTTTCCGCATCAAGGAGACTGCTGTTACTCACTCAGACGGCCACGTAACTATTAACCGCACACCAAAGGTAACGGGTAAAGGCCAGCGGTATTTCATTGAGGCGTTCGCCAAACGAGGTGATCTCGTTGGCTAACCAAAAAAAGAGCCAGGCGAAAACGCCTGACCCAACCCAACCCAAGTATACACCAGTAATTCCAGGGCTGAAATACATACCAGTTGGCAAGTACGCAGAGATATTCGGTGTTAGCCCTGCAAGCGTGCGACGCCAATGCGTCAAGGGAAAAATACCTGGTGCTATTAAGTTTGAGCGCCTGTGGCGCATCCCTGTTAAGGAGGAAGACTTACCATGCTAGAAAACACTATGCTTGCAGATGCAATTGTATGCGTATTAGCTTTGGCGTGCTTCCTTGCCTATAGATACTACTTTACGCATAGGGGCTAGTAATGGAGTACCGCTTCGAGATTCCTGGCACGCTGCCGACACTTAATCAGTATGTGGACAAGGAGCGAGCTAACCGCTTTGCCGCTGCAGCAGTAAAAAAGCAAGCACAGGAGCAAATCTTATCTTGCATCGATGATGATGCACCGCGATTCCCGGGATACGTGACGGTATGGTTCGATTGGATTCGTCCTGATATGCGCAGCGACAAGGACAACGTGGCTTTCGCAAAAAAGTTCATCCTGGACGCACTCCAAGAGGCGGGCATTATCACCAACGATAAGTGGAAGCTATGCACGCCATACGATCGTAAATTCGCGGTTAACAAGTCCAATCCTCGCACTGTTGTGCTGATTACTGATGAGGACTTCTAGTTTGACGCGCAAGGGAGCCAAACAGCACGGATGGACTACGGCAGATGAGCAGTTCTTGCTCAAGTACGCAGGCGTTCTGACCAGGCGCGAGATATGTAGGGAGCTTAAGCGCAGCACGGAATCAGTGAGGAACAAAGCCAAGCGATACGGAATATCCCTACGGTGTTTTGTTAGCAAACTCACCTGGTGTAACAACTGCGCAACTTGGCGAACAACAGTGTCGGAACGCACAGGATACTGCCGTGTATGCGCTAAGCGTGAAATGCTTGCCAGGAGCGAGCAGAGAGTAAGTGATGCTCTTGCGCATCTTAGCTTCAACCAACGCACAGTTTATCTCAATGAGGAAGCGCACCGTGGAACTAGGCAGGCTCCATCAAAGCCCGTTAAGCAGGCGTCAACGGTTGGCAGCTTATATGCCAGGAGGAAAGCCGAAGAGCAGTACCAGAAGGATTTGGAGCGGTGGGAAATTGCTTGCTTAGATCAGCTTATCAACGCCAATAAAACCAGGCTTAAGCGCATCCGCCAAAAGCTGGGAACTAATCCAAGAAAAAAATTAAATGAGTGACCACTTTATATATAAGTGCTGGTCAGTGTCATTTTGCTGACTTTGGCAAAATCATAAGGAGAAATATATGCAACTTGAAGTCGTAAACATCGAGGATGTGTATCCCGATGAAAACAATCCTCGGAAAACGTTCGAGGGAATAGAAGATTTAGCGGAATCGTTCGAACTAAATACCGAACGTCCTGGAGAGCCATTTACGCCGCCCATCCTGGTACGCGATGGCGGCATCTTTCGCATCGTGGATGGTGAGCGCCGCTATAAGGCACTAAAGCTTCGCCGTAAAACGTCATTTACTGCCAATGTCTGTGAGGACTTGGACGAGGTAAACACGCTTATGGCTATGCTTGCAACCGACAACAAGCAGCCCTTATCTGACATTGAGAAGTCGCGTGGCGTTCAGCAGGCACTACTTTTAGGTGTCGACCCTGTAAAGGTCGATAAAACCACCAAGGGCGCACATGCAAAGCGCATAAAGAAAGCTATGGAGCTTGCAGACGATGCAGCAGAGGATATGAGCCTGGATCGTCTGCTGGCGATCGAGGAATTCAGTGAGTATCCAGGCATCGTTGAAAAGCTTACCAACTGCCGCGAGCGCGACTGGGAGAAGATCGCTGATTATGAGCGCAAGCGCCTAAAAGACGAGAAGCGCATGCTGGCTGTCCGTGATGCCTTAATTGAGCGTGGCTATACCATCTGTGATAGCGATGATAAGCCTGACAATTATTACTATGCAGGAGCAATTCGCACTGTTCAAGATGCGGAAGGAATAACACTTAGCCCTGATGAAGTTGTGTTTACGCCAGGTTGGAGCAATCAGTCATACGAAATGCTTGAGCTGCGCAATGAGGAAGAGCGACAGGCATCTATCGCTGCTCAGATTCGCAAGCTTAAGGACACCTTTAAGGAATCGGAAGAAAAGCGCATGCTGTGGTTCGGCGAGCGCATGGGCGATCCTGACAACATACCGCATCTAAGAGATTTGGCGGTTAAGGAGTTTGTTGAATGGAACAGCAATATCATTGATCGCTTTCAAGACGACTTTCAGATCAATATGAAGTGCACACCTTGCAAGCTTGTGATGGCAGTTGGCTATAGCAAGATGCGCATCTCGATTCTTGTGTATATCAACGACCTTCTCGATTCACCTGTATCTCCTTGGAACCTTCCTTGCTTTAAGGAATACCTCACAGTCATTGAGGCCTTTCTTGCTGATGGCTATGTGCCTGATCAATGGGAGCTGGATTTATTCGACACGATCAAGCACGTGATCAAGATCACCGAGGAGGCTATCAATGACTAAACCATATACCGAGATTCGCTTTACCGGCACGCCTGAGGAGATCAATAAGCAATGGGTTGAAGCCCGTAAGAACGGCATTGGCGGTTCTGATGTTGCAAGCATCATGGGACTTAATAAGTACTCATCGCCGTTTTCAGTTTGGCTCATCAAGACAGGTCGTGAACCATCACCCGACCTATCCGACAATCAAGCTGTCGAGTGGGGAAACCGCCTAGAGGACGTTGTAGCAGACAAGTTTGCCGAAGAGCACACGGAGCTTAAGGTATACCGCCGCAATGCGACCATGGTCTCTTTAGAGCGTCCTTGGGCTTTTGCGAATATCGACCGCTGGGTAACCGATGGTCATGGCAATGTCGGCATCCTTGAGGTCAAGACCGTAGGTATGCGCCGCGCTGCTGACTGGGATAACGGGGTTCCGCTTTACTACCTCACACAGGTAACGCACTACATGAGCGTAACGGGCTACCAGTACGCATGGGTGGCGGTGCTCATCGGTGGTCAAGAATTCCGCGAGTATTTCATCGAGCGCAACGAGCAGGACATTCAGGCAATTAACGACGCGGTAGATACATTCTGGCGCGACTTCGTGGAAACTGATACCGCACCTGCCTTAATCGGAAACGATCCAGAAGCTAATGCGCTTCTATCTCAGCATTCCGACCCATCAACTGAGTTCATCGCGATGCTTGACGAAGACGTGTCCATGCTGGACGAACTTCAAGAGATTAAAGACCAGATGGATGATCTTAAACATCGCAAGACCCTGATCGAAAACCAGATCAAAGACTTAATCGGCGACAACAAGGGCATCGAGACCGAAACAAAGCGTATTACCTGGGTACGTTCTACGCGCTCATCTTTTGACAAGAAAGCCTTTGATGCCGCACATCCAGGAATCACGCAGGACTACATGAAGACAAGCATAACCAACGGAGGAATTCGCATCTCCGTAAAGAAAGGAGCCTAAATGGGACAGTTAGCACAAGCAACGAGCGGTCAGCAGCTACAAGCAGCTGGCAAGACAGCACAGCACGGTATTGCAGATATGCTCAAGACTGCATGGCCACGCATTCAGGCGGTAATGCCTAAGCATATGAGCAGTGAGCGCATGTATCAGATCGCATTATCGGCTATTAATACAACACCAAAGCTTGCCGAATGTAGCCCAGCAACGATTCTAAGCTGCGTTATGAAGTGTTCTGCGCTCGGGCTTGAACCATCGGCAGTGGATGGATTAGGACGCGCTTATATCCTTCCTTACCGCTCAAAGCAGGGCATGCAAGCGCAACTCATTTTGGGTTATAAGGGCATGATTGCCCTTGCTCGTCGCTCTGGCGAGATCAAGGACATTAGCGCCCGTGCGGTATACGAGGGTGATGAGTTTAACTACTCCTTCGGTCTTGACGAGAAGCTTAATCACCGCCCAGCAGCACGTGAGCATGAGCAAGGCGAAAAGCCAACACATGTCTACATGGTTGCTCACTTTAAGGACGGCGGACACTACATGGACGTAATGACCGCCCAGGAAGTGGAAGCCATTCGCAAACGCTCCAAGGCAGCTAACAATGGTCCCTGGGTAACGGATTATGAAGCCATGGCCAAGAAGACCGTTATTCGCCGCGCATTCCCTTATCTGCCAGTGTCGGTAGAAGCCATGAACGCAGCAGCATCAGATGATACCGACGGTGGCTTTGTTGATCAGCTCGAACACGCACCGATTATCTCCGAGTAGGACTTTGAAGTTCCGTCCCAGGAACAGCCACAGGACACCGAGCCAAAGGGCCTGCGCAAAGCAGTATGCAAGTCATGCGGTAGCGCCATTGAGGTAGCGGCAGATGCGACCTTAGAAGACGTTAGCGCCAACATGCCTCCATGCTGCGAAAACATGGAGCTCGAATGGGCAGAGGGTGAGTAGTCATGAGCATTAACCGTGTAACCATTACTGGCAATCTTACTCGTGATCCCGATTTGCGTTCTACCGCAGGAGGAATGCCTGTTTTGGGGCTTGGTGTTGCGGTAAACGATCGTCATAAGAACAGTACAACAGGTGAGTGGGAAGACTATCCCAACTTCATCGACTGCACCATGTTTGGAACGCGAGCCGAGAAGATTGCAGGCTATCTGTCTAAGGGTTCCAAGGTCGCTATCGAAGGAAAACTTCGCTGGTCTCAGTGGGAGCGTGATGGGCAAAAGCGTAGCAAGATTGAAGTGATCATTGACGAGATAGAGTTCATGTCGCGCGGTGACCATCCAGAGGTGCAGGTATCGCAACCAGCACCAGCGCAACCATCTAATGTGCAAACCCAGATGCCTGGCATGCCTGTTGCTCGTCCCGTTGTGGATGCGTCTATTTATGACACCGATATACCGTTTTAAGGAGGGGCCTCATGATTACTCAAGCAAGTCTTGTTGGTGTGCATGATCGCATGACCTATAAACCGCTTCTTGTTTTCAAACTCGTTTCAGAGAACGACCATGAGCTGCGTATTCTTGGTCGTGCAGGATTTGGTCTCAGTGTCTTACATCAGCAGGAATATACATTTTTCTATGACATTAATAACGGGGAGTGCAGCTATGACCCGTTTAAGCTTTCGGATCAGGAAACCATCGGAGAAGCAGCTCGCTGGATAAAGAAGAACAGGGTGCCAGAACCAGGCGCCTTTATTGACTGTGAATACCTACGTGGCGAGAAGGACGAGCCGATGACTTTCGAGGATGAGTTCGACTACTGTCCTTGGAAGGATTAGGACTATGGCTGACCGTTTTACATTCTTCGAAAGCTACTACAGAGCAGCACAGAAGCTGCCAGAAGATGAACGTCTCGCATTCTATGAAGGTCTGTGTAGCCTTGCTTTTGACGGGGTGTTTCCAGAGTACGAGCCAGGCAGTAAGACCGACATGGCATACACCGTAATCTTGCCGCATATCCAGAAGTCTATCGACATGAGCGATCGAGGAAAGATGGGCGGTCGGCCTAAGAAGAACAAGGAGGGTACTCCATGATAGAAGATGCCTTGATTGGTGCTGCTATCAAATTCCAAAGGCTAGACAAGGGATACAAAACTGCGCAAGCTTTATGCGACCAGATCAAGGAAACAACGGGTGTCTCTATTTCTGACCAAATGATGTATCGCATAGAAAAAGGGACACGCCCAGTAAGCCTTAAAGAGGCATATGGAATTACGGTAGTTCTATATGGCAGATCATTTGATAACGATTTTCTAAACATAGCGCGAAGAGCTTTCTCTGACAGCTAAAAACCAGCTTTAAAGCTAGGTAAAAACCTAGGTAAAAGCTGCTTAAAACCTAGCTAAAAACCAGCTTTAAAGCACCCCTTCTTAGTCTAGAAAAGAATTTGAATAGAAAAGACAAAGAATAAGAAAAAGAAAGAGGTGTGAATCACCCATGAAACGAAACCAAATCATAGCAGCCATGAATGCGCTGCCTGAGGATTGTGAAGTTGAATTCAACTTCATCCCGCTTGATCGACAGGTTGAGATAATGTCCTTCATGGCTAACTTCTTGGCGCTTGCAAGCATAGCCAGGGACGAAAACTACGAGCCTGGACAGTGGCATACCGCGCTTATCGACGTGTTCTCAGAGCTTGGTCTTGGTAAGGAAGCTTCTTATTTAGTCCTGAAATCAGCCGCCGATTTTGACAATCGTGTAGAAGAAGCCAACGGAAATGTAATGCAATATCTCGCTAAGTTGGCGATGCAGTAATGGCTGTCATGTCGTGTGAGCCTGCTGACATCAAGTTAGCGGCGATGTTAGAGGACGAGGCTTATCAACACTACCGAAACGAAACACCATGCCTTAAATGCCCCCATAATCAGCATCACGACTATCCGATCATGGGCGGACATATCACGGCGAGCTACTGCGATCTTGACGGGCAGTGGCTATCGCCTGATCTCTACCGCTCAACCATTGCTGAAATGGGATGTGAACCTTAAGGAGGAAAAAAGAAATGGCAGACACCATTAGTCATATTCGCAATTCACTTGTAACGCAGCTTGACCGTCTCACTAACGAGGGGCTGGAAGGTGACGCATTACAGAAGGAAATAAACCGAGCGCGTGCAATGAGCGAGCTTAGCGAGCAGATTCTTGATGCTGGCAGGCTTGCCCTTCAAGCGGCAAGATTTGTCGACACGTCAGTATCGGCAAATCCAAAGCTACCGGAATACTTCCATGAGCACTGATGTAGCTCGCCTGTTTTACACGCCTGAGATGGACGAGTTCCTGACGGAATTCGTCCCTGGGCATTCGGAAGCTGAAATTACTGACGAGTTTGAAAGGCGCTTCGGTATCAGGCTTCGTCGGTCGCAGCTTAAAAACAGGATGACTACTCTGGGCGTAAGGCAGGGCATCAATACGGGGCAATTCAAGAAGGGCCAGCCTGCTTACAACAAAGGCATGAAGCAGACGGATTTTATGAGCGCGGAAGCTATTGAGAAAACTAAGGCAACGCGTTTTCAGAAAGGGCAGATACCTCATAACGCTATTGGTTTCGGCATTGGACGCGAGCGAGTAGATAAAGATGGGTATGTACTGGTAAAGGTAAAGCTCCACTCCAACGCTGAAGGGCGCTGGAACAACTATCGATATAAGCATGTCCTTATATGGGAACAGGAACATGGATGCCATATTCCACCTAAGACGGCAATCATCTTCGCCGACGGAAACAAGCGAAATTTTAATCCAGATAACCTTGTCGCTGTGCCAAGAAGAACGCTGCTTGTAATTAACCGACACCGTATCCCGTACTTCGACAGAGCATCCCTTGAAGCTGCAATGAAGATAGCCGAGATAAAGATGAAAGCTAATGAGCTTGAGCTATCCATACCACGTACATGCAAGGAGTGTGGAGCTCAGTTTAAGCCAGAGTTTAAGAACCAGATACGGTGTCGAGCATGTATCGACGCTAGAAGGAGAAAGCAATGATAACCAAAGAAGAATTAGACCGTATCAAACAAGGCGATGGCTTAATGGTTGAATCTAACGGCATTAAGCACTACAACGCAACTGAAGTGTTGATTAACGGATATAGCCTAACCGAGGTACTCGAAGCGGCCGAGGCATATGGAGAAAGTAAGGCCGACAGACCTGTTGAGATTCCCGAACACAAGACCTGCCCTCATTGCGGCAGTAGCCACGTAATCACCACCAAAGCTATAACCATTGGCGAAGGACGGTACAGCGAAGCAGAAACAGACCTTTGTCTTACGTGCGGATGGGGGGAATTGTTGTGAGCCCCACTGATTATCGTTGCCCATATTGTGGGTGCGAAATCGACGATCCCGAATGGTGGGAGACATACGATGAGTGTACTCACGAGTACGAGGCTCAATGCCCCGAATGCGATAGGCGTTTTAAAGTGTTCGTTGAGCTGGAGCCAGTGTTTTCTGTACAGATACCAAGGGAACTTGAGGAATGCTATAAGTGCTGCGCCTTTGAACCAGACATGGACGGCTATTGCGGCTATACAACATTGGGTTATCACGATCAAGAACATTGCCCATTGGGCTACGAAAAGGTGGTGAAGAAATGTCAGAACTAAAGCCTTGCCCATTCTGCGGCAGTAGCAGAGTTGAGATTGTTGGTTATTTCCCGTTCGTAAGGTGTAAAGGATGCGAAGCAGGGACTGGCAACTACGATGACAAAGAAGCAGCAATCAAAGCCTGGAACACCCGAGCGGATGAGGAGAAGAACGATGCCAACTAACGAAGAACGCCGAGAGGTGGCGGAGTGAGTTTGTGACACTAATTAGATCATGTAATAAAGGGAACTTGATAGGAGCTTGTTACATGATCAACGTTGATACACTTCAAAGAGAGGAACCAGGCATGGGCAAGGCTAACCCGAGAACAAAGAACGGACATGCACGCAGACAAGTACGCGAGTGGCTTAAAGCACAAGGCTTGCCCTGCCATATCTGCGGCATGGCCATTGATTATTCGTTGCCGGCTGGTGATCCTATGAGCTTTGAGGTAGACGAGATCGTGCCTGTTAGTAAAGGTGGATCACCAATCGATAAGCGTAACGTTGCACCAGCGCATCGTATATGCAATCAGCGCAGAGGCAACAAAGACATCAATCATCAGGTCACACCCCGCGAGTTACCTTGTCGGACTTCTCGCGAGTGGTGATCGAGGTGGGGAGCACCCCCTCCCCCTGGGGTGGCGGCGCGCCCGTGGGCATAGTGCTTTTTTCTCTCAACCTTAAAAACCAAAATGGGCGGCAAAGTAAAGGAGGGCTGCAATGGGCAAATCTGATCGCATGACAGAAGAAGAATTGGACTATATTCGCTCGGTTTATCCAGAGCTGGGACCTAGCGCCATTGCACGCAACCTTGGCCGATCGTTGTCCGCTGTTAAATCACGTATAAAAGAAATGGGGCTCAAGAAACCTGACAACCAGATATCCGTTGTGAGGTTTGAACCAAAAAGTACCATTAAAGATTACGATCGCCTTGTTGAACTTCGTGACATCTTACACAAGCAACTTCAAGAAGCTTCTCCCAGTGCTATTGCCGCGATCTCAAAGGAATATCGCGCTGTTCTGCAGGACATTGAAGCCCTGGAAAGCAAGAATTCAAGCGATCAAGACAATCCGCTCGAACAACTAGCGAAGAAGATTGCTAATGGTATGTAAACCACGTCTTAGAGTGGCGCAGGATTACGATCTTCACTATGCCAGTGAAGTAAAAGAAGTGGCTGCGCTTGCTGGAATCAATCAGACCAACTGGCAAGTCGAACTGATTAAGGATTGGTCGGCTCATACACCTGATGGTCAATGGATTCATAGGCGTTGTGGCGGATCAATTCCTCGCCAGGCGGGCAAATCAGTTGACGGCATTGTATGGTGCTTGTTCTTACTCGTAATCCTTGGTTATGGCATCCTGTGGACTGACCACAACTATTCGACCACGTGCGAGATGCTCAGGCGCTTCCAGGGTATCTTCGGCAAGAAACCTAATGATCCAGATGCTAAATATCCGTATTTTAACGGCTTGGTCGAGCGCGTAAGCAACCGTACCGCCCAGGAAGCAATCTTCTTAAAAAACGGCGGTTTCATCTGCTTTTCGACGCGCACCAAGTCGGCTGCGCTCGGCTTTAGCTTTGATATTGTTGTCTACGACGAAGCCCAGGAGCTAAAAACCGAGCACATGCAAGCGATCCAGCCTACTACCACATCTGGTGCACATCACAACACGCAAGCTATATTCCTTGGCACGCCTACACGCGCTGGTAGTAACGCGGAAGTGTTTAGCGACATGCACGCAGAAGCTTGGAACAACCCTCTCGATGATATGTGTTGGATCGAATACGGCGTTGACGAAGTTGGCGACGTCCTGGACGAAACCAGATGGCCCGAAGCTAACCCTTCTATTGAAGAAGGCGTTGCCGACATGAATGCAATTCGTACTGGCATCCGTGCGTTTAAATCTGATGTGCTTGCGGCAGCTCAGGAATACCTGGGCTATTGGCTGCCAAAAGTTGCAAATGCTCTCATCTCAAAGAAAGAATGGCTTGCGTGCCAGATTGACCCAGAGGAAGCACCACGAGAAGGACTTATTGCTTACGGTGTTAAGTTTTCGCCAGATGGTGCAGAGGTTGCACTTGCGGCAGCCATTAAGCCTAATAACGGAGTGCCACATGTAGAGCTTATCTGCATTGAACGAATGAGCAAAGGAACTACATGGCTTGCAGATTGGCTTTCTGAGCGAACGGGCATTGGTTCATGTGTGGCCATCGATGGCAAAGCGGGAAGCGGAACTCTTGTCGAGAAGATCGAGGACAGAACGCCTGACAAATACCGCATCGTGATGAAAACGCAGGAAGTTATTACTGCCTCATCGATGTTTTTGGAAGCGATCCAAAACAATCAGATAACGCATATAGAAGGACCAGCACTTGATGAATCGGTTCTTGGAGCTACTAAGAGAAGAATCGGAAATGATGGCGGCTGGGGCTTTGGTGGTGACACCTCTTGTGGAATAGAAGCTGCAGCTAATGCCTATTGGGCAGTTTGCACTACGAAACGAAATCCGCAGCGCACACAGGAGGCTTCCTTCTAATGACAATGCAGCTATCAAATGCAGTAGCTTCTGCTAAAGGGTTAAAGTCAGAAGATGCTTTGCTTGTAAGAAAGCTTGTTGAGGTATGGCGCGTAAAGCTTCCGCGCAATCAGCTTCGCGACAGATATTATGCAGGGCATGTAAAGACAAAAGACCTTGGCATTGCGATCTCACCTGAACTTCGCACCAAGATTCATGCCCGAATTGACTGGCCTGCTAAGGCAGTAGATTATCTCGCATCGCGATCCCAGTTTGACGGATTTACTACTGACAACGAAGCAATCAGTCAGTCGTTGCTTTCCATTTCGAACGCAAACCATCTCAAAAGCTTATACCGTAAGGCTGTACTGTGCGAGCTTAAGCATTGCTGCGCTGCATTGACTGTTACTGCTGATGCGTCTGGCAATCCTGTTATTAGCGCTTATCCCATGACTTCATGTGGATTGCTTTGGGATGATGCCCTAAAGGAAGTTAAAGCAGGATTAGTCGTTGCTGAATCAGTTAAGCAAAATGCGTTTGGCGTAAATCGTGTTCCTACGGTGGTAAAGCTGTTTACCGCTAACGCCTTGGTTGTTATCACCAAAACACGCAATGGATACGTTGCTCAGTATCAGAATCATTCCATGGGTCGCCCTCTTATCGAACCTATGGCTTATCATCCAACGCTTGAGCGCCCCTTTGGTCGTAGTCGAATTACGAGAACCGTAATGACCCTTACCGACGATGCGCAGCGCGAAAAGGAGCGCAGTGAAATTGCCGCAGAGTTTGCCGCTTATCCGCAAAAGTATCTGCTCGGAACTGATAAGAAGCTAACTAATGAAGGAAATCGTTACGCGGCTTATATAGGCGCGATCATGGAGGTAACGAAAGGCGAAAACGACACGGTTCCTACCTTTGGGCAGCTTTCACAACTTTCAATGCAACCGCACATTGACTACATGCGATCCCTCGCTTCTCAGTTCTCTGGTGCAACCAACGTGCCTTTGTCTGCGCTTGGTGTAGTGTCCGACAATCCTTCGTCTGCTGAGGCAATTTATGCCGCCAAAGAGGACTTGGTAATTGACGCACAGGCGCTTAATGCCGACAACGGCAGAGCATTGGTAAATGTGGCCATGATGGCGCTTGCTACCAAAGACAATTCAAGCTTTGCCGCTGTTCGTGATTCAGGTGTGACTATTGAGGCTCGGTTCCGCAATCCTGCAATGCCGTCTGTTGTATCTCAATCTGATGCAATGGTTAAGCAGATTAGCGCCCTTCCTTGGCTTGCTGAATCTGATGTGGCACTTGAAGAACTTGGCTATAGCGAGGACCAGATCATTAGGCTTCGCAGTGATCGCCTTAGAAGTCAAAGTATGCAGCTCGCTAATGCCGCCGTTGCTTCTCGCGCATCTGGTCAGCAAAGCACAAGCCAGGGGAATCAGCAGCCAAGCGGTGAGTAAATATGAATTTTTCGTCCGAGGAAGTATCACGTCATAATGACAACTTAAACGCTATCAGTGATGCCGCTGTTGATGATTTTGAAACATATTGCAACAACTTATTTGCAGACTTCGATTGGGATAACGCAGATAGCAAAAGCTTGTCTCGAATTAGAGATCAAGTTATTGACCATATTGCTTATATTCAGGAGACATATGGCGGAGCCTCCGAGAGTATAGGCAGTTTGTTTTTTGAAAACGCTCTAGCCACAGACAATGAGCTTGTGAATGCGGTAATGACTGGCGCGGCAAATAATGAGCAGATTCAGAAGTCTGTTAGATACTGGGCGAAGAACCTCTTCAAAGATGAGCCTGATGTTGAGGCGTTCATAAGAGGGTGTTCCTCTTTCGTCAGAAGGACAATTTCTCATGCAGGTGATCTGACTGTTGCGGACTCTGCTTCTGGTTCTAACAAAACCAAACAAATAGGTGTTAGATTTGCAAGAGTTCCGCAGGGGCCGTCTTGCGGCTTCTGTATCATGCTTGCTTCTCGTGGATTTGTTTACGCAAGCAAAGAGAGTGCGGGTCAATTTAAGCGCTTTCACGACGACTGTGACTGTCGTATTGTCGCTGGTATGCCTGGAACAACTGTTGAAGGCTACAACCCAGAAGAAATGTATGATCGCTACAAGCAATGTCGCGATGCTATCACCAATGGAGAAGTTGGAAGCAAGAATCCAGTATGGAGAGACTGGGAGCAATTAACCCCAGAAGAGCAGAACCAATATGCCGATGATACTGGTGGAGATCCCTATAACAATTATCTTGCTCATCGTATTTCTCAAGAAATGGATACGCGAGATAGACAATGGTTGTATGACAAGACTGTTCCAGAATTCGAAATCGAAGAAGGGGCATTGCCGAATAAAAGAGAAATCGACTTTATAACATTTCTGCAAGAGTTTGGTTTTAAATCGGTTTTTCGAAAAACTCGGTCAAAAGATAAGAAGAGAACGTCTGATGTCTTTTTTCTCTCTGGCAAAAACAACGAGATTAGAACGCCAGCGGAAATGAAACAACCATCTGGCAATGGAAAGCAGACAATCTCGCATCAGTTTGAAGAGGCTGCAGGTCAGGCAAAAGTAATTGTCATAGATGCTGATGGTCTAGGTGACTACTGGAGTGAAGACAGAGTTATAGATGAAGTTTATCAAAAGGTGAATCGCGAGCACACAATTAAAAAAGGAGAAAACAAAGGTAAAAAGTGGCTTTTTGATAGAGCAATAATAAAGATTGATAAGAAAATTGTGTCTATAACAAGAAGAGAAGGTTAAACCCCCCCGAATCGGCGGGGAAACCTTCTCTATGGTTGATTATAGCACAGAATTTAATGCATATACGACATTTAGCCCTGCTTCAGCGGGGCATTTTTGTACTTAAAAACGCTTAAACAACTGCAATGTATCGCAATATATCGCCTCCAAGTGACACCTATCCGACTATGGCCATACGCAGAAGGAAGCGGAAATTCCTTCATCACGCAGCCGTTGCGGGAAAGCGGCTCATGACTTCGAGACGAAGGAGAAACGTATGGCATTTGAACCGATCGAGAGCCAGGAACAACTGGACGCAGTGCTTAAGACCAGGCTCGCACGTGAGCGCGAAAAGATTAAGGCGGAGTACGCCGACTATGACGAGCTCGCAGAGAAAGCAAAGGCTTATGACGAGGCACAAGAAGCGCAGAAATCCGAAGCACAGAAAGCTCAGGAACGAATCGCGCAGCTTGAAGGCGACATCAAGAAACGCGACGAAGCTGACAAGGTGCGAGAGTTGCGCAAGAAGGTGGCAAAGGAAACGGGCATTCCTGAGGACCTTATCCAGGGTGCTGACGAGGAATCCATGAAAGCTTATGCCGCTCAAATTGCTGAGTTTGCCAAGGTTCAAACGCCAGCAGGTGCGCCAGACCTTACGCCTGGATCGTTTTCGGGCAGCGAGGACGGCGCTAGCGATGACAAGCGCGATTTTGTTCGCGCGCTTTTCGGAAAAGAATAATCGAAAGGAGCAATAATGCCTCTTGATACTACTAAGATTCAGCTTCCTAAGTCTGTTGTAGCGCAGCTTATTGGTAAAGTTCAGGACACTTCTACCATTGCTGCTTTATCTCCAGCACAGCCTCAGATTTTTGCAGATGAAACCACTATGGTATTTAACCCTACTGCTGAAGCTGAGGTTGTTGCAGAAGGCGCTAAGAAGGGTGTATACGAGCAGACTCTTTCCCCTGTTACTGGTAAGCGCTTTAAGGTGGTTACCACTACCCGCGTATCTAACGAACTTAAATGGGCAGACGAAGACAATCAGCTCGAAATCATCGAAAACATCATGAATGACCAAGTAGCAGCTATTGGTCGTGCGATTGATTATGTTGTTTACCACGCAATTAATCCTAAGACTGGCGGTGCTCTTTCTGGATTTACTGCGCTTACCGCAGGCGCAAAGAGCGTTACTGCAACCGATGACTATGTTGGCGACATTGATTCTATGGTTGATGCAATCCTTGATTACAACATCTCTGGTATTGCTCTTGGCCGTCAGTTTGCTTCTGATCTGCGCAAGGTTCGCGTACCTTCTACTGGCTTGCGCTTGTATCCAGAGATTCCGCTCAATCTCCAGGTTGGTAACTTCGATGGCATTCCAGCTGCAACATCTGGCACGGTCAATGGTCGTTTGGCAACTACGCCAACCAACGTACTTGCAATCATGGGCGACTTTGACCTCATTAAGTGGGGCATGGTTCGCGATATCTGGTCTGAAATTATCGAATACGGCGACCCTGATGGTACTGGTAACGACCTTAAGGCATACAACCAGATTGCATACCGCACCGAAGCTGTATTGAGCTATGCAGTTCTCGATGCAAACGGATTTGCAGTTCTCAAGAAGGCGGCTAAGTAATGGGTACCATGGTTCAGAAATTCATCGTGGAGGATGTTGAAAAGGCATCCTCCCTTATGCCAGCTCATATTGCGCTGGTAAATCCAGACGGTACTCCTTGGACTGGTGGCGGCACAACTCCAGGAGACGCTACCACTGCCAAGGCTGGATTGGTCAAAAAGGCATCTGCTACTAATGCTGTTGCTTCTGCTGATGCGATCGCGGCTGCTGGTGACGCACCTACCAAGGCTGAATTTGATGCCGTAGTTACCTTGTGCAATGAACTTAAAGCACAGGTAAATGACCTTATTACCAAGGCTAAGAGTGCGGGTCAGATGGCTTAAGTAAGGAGCGTATATGGCGGACGAGAACATCAGCTTTGCAACGCTTGCAGATTACGAAAAGCGATACGGAGAGGTAGAGCCTGCAGATAAGGAACGCACCGAAACCATTCTTCAGGATGCAAGCGACATGTTGCTTGCAACTTATGAGGAAAACTACGGAATTCCTTACGAAGAAGGTACTCATCCTGTTTTTGACAAGTCGGCATGCGCTGTTGCTTGTGCTGTTGCTCATCGTTCGCTATCTGTTCCTGCTGGCTTTGAGGGAGCAAGCCAGTTCAGCAGAACTGCTGGCTCATATAACGCAAGCATCACGTTTAGCAATCCGACTGGGGACTTGTATTTAAGCAAGACCGATTTAAAGCGCTTAGGTTTATCTGGTCAGATGATTGGAGCCATTATGCCAATCATCAATAAGCCAGGTGATGAGGCATGTTAGACGTTTTCCAAACCGAACAAGTAACGGTTGTTAGAGACAACGTTAGCTATGACGATCTTGGAGAGCCGATCTATGGCGATCAAGAGCGAGAACAAGTTGATGTGCTTGTTCAACCTGGAACTACAACCGATCTAGACGCAACACGACCTAATGGCGTTGAGGTTGTCTTTACATTGCATTTTCCCAAGTCGTACACCAAGTCGCTGCAGGCGTGCCGTATAGATGTTCGCGGAGATATCTACGAGGTTGTAGGCGATCCACAACCTTATACAGCGACTAATACGCCAGGTGCTTGGAATCTACCTGTGGAGGTGAAGAGAGTCGATGGCTAAAGCAAGCATGAACATCAAGATGGGCAAGTTTAAGCCTAATCGTGCTGGGTATGCAACTGTTATGAACAGTGGAGCGGTGCAAGGCATGATAACCAGCAAGGCGAACTCTGTTAAAAGTGCTGCTGACGGAATGCTTTCTGACGGCGGCTACAGTATGGAAGGCCATGAGGTGAAGGACTTCCAAGGAAAGCTTGCTAACGGCAAGGTTGTTCGCACCAAAACCGACCAGGCACGCTACACCAACGCCAAGCGCAACACGCTGCTTAAAGCATTAGGGAGCGCGAAATGAGTATCGATATCGAGCGCACAGTCGCTGAGATTCTCATGGAGCAGACCGGCGTCAAAGCGGTACTGGAGGTTCCGAATGATCGTCCTGATGAATTTTTGAGCGTTGAGCTTACCAGTACTGGTGGAACCAGGTTTGCAAAAACCTGCTTTCTTGCGGTGCAGTCTTGGGCAAAAACACGCAAAGAAGCTTCAGCGTTGGCATCTCTTGTTGAAGAGATCACGCATGAGCTTGAAGCCCATCCGAATATCTTCTCACCACAAGCAACTAACACTTATCGCTTTCCTGATCCAGATTCTGGTCAGGAGCGTTATCAAACCACGATCGAACTACTTCTTTGTGAATAGAAAGGAGAACAGCAATGGCTGAATCCACCACCAATAATCAAGCAAATGTATCTGCTGGTAAGGGCGTCAAGGGAGGATATATTTTCTCTGCTCCTGTCGGAACGACCCTTCCGACTGGCATTGAAACCGAGCTTGATACTGCATTTAAGTGTCTTGGGTTTATTTCTGAAGATGGTTATGTCGAGACCGTAGAAGAGGACTCTAACGACATTGTTGACCTCAATGGTGACCTCATGGACTCCTCCAATTCCAATCGTGTTGAGTCGGCGCAGTTTACCCTTGCTGAGATTAAGGCAGAAACGCTTAAGCGCCAGTATGGCGAGAACAATGTCACTGATAAGGCCGGAATCATTACCGTTCATCACAATTCTGATTCCCATTCTGTCTTTGCTTATGTTTTGGAGCTTGTGCTCAAGAACGGTCGTCGTTGGCGAAAGGTTATCCCGCAGGGGCAGTCTTCCGAGCTTGATGACTTGACGGTTGCAAGTTCTGAGCTGTGCCAGCGTGCTCTTACGATGAAGTATCTCTCCGATGAAGCTGGTAACACTTGCTATGACTACATTGAATCGACCGAAACCGAAGCTGCTGCATGAATAGAGCAGTCGGATACAAACTCTGACGAAGAGACAAACTACTTTGAGGATGACCCCGAATTAGGAGAGATTACAGATGAAGGAGATTAAGTTTCAGGTAGAGGGTGTTGAGGGCGATTTTTTTGTTGATGCGGATGCTCTTAGGGATTATCGAACCATTAAGGCATTTGCCTTAGCCGATGCTAATCCTGCTGGGTTCTACGCAGCAATGGAGAAGGTCTACATGGGCAAAGATGAAGAATACGCCGAGCGTGTTGGCGGCATCGATCACATTGCTGATCTCAATAATGCTGCTGCAGAAGCGGTGAATGCAAAAAACTAATAGGTTTCGTCAAGGCGTGGGAGGACGACCGAGACGAAATAATAGCTGACTTTGCTCAGTATTACGGTGTGGTTCTTCGTGCAAGCGAGGAACCACCTGATTTGGTGACACTCTCGGCATTATGGTCACAGCTTCCGAGGGAGTCACGATGCGTTGTGAAGCATTGTCCTGAAGCAATGTGGAGCAGTGCAGAAAACATGCTGTGGAGCATCGAATTTTCGTTGCGTGTCCTTGTTTGGCAAAAGTCAAAGGATGGGCAGAAGAATCGAAACAAACCTACTCCTCTCAAGACTCCTGGTGAATATATTCACAACAAGGAAGCAGCCGATCGTGCATTGGCTAACAAACGTGAAATTGACCAGATTCTTGGCATTGGAGGTGAATGCTAATGGAGGTAGGAAGCGCGTATGTAACGCTTATGCCGTCAATGAAAGGCTTTGCTTCCAAGGTCAATTCAGAATTCGGATCAGTCGGAACTGCAAGTGGTAGTGCTTTTAGTAAAGGTTTTTCTAGCTCAACTTCATCACTTGCAAGTGCTGGTTCGAAGGCAGGAGAAAGCTTTACCACCGCTTTCTCGAATGCCACAAAAAAAGATGTAGTAAGCGGCCTTACCTCTCAGGTAGAAAAGGCCGCTGCTAATCTCAAAAGTGCTAATGTTGCAGCTCAAGCTGCGTCAAAGGGAGCTGAATCCGCCCAGGCTAAATACAATGAAACAGTAGCCAAATATGGCGCCGAAAGCTCAAAAGCTATCAAGGCTGAACAACAGCTAATCCAGGCAAAATACAACGCTGAAACTGCATCAGATCGCGCAAAAGTTGCAACTGATGAACTAACCAATGCAGAAAAGAAACTTGCTGCTGCTCAAAAAGCACCGGAATCATCCTTTAAAACGACTGCTGCTGCAGCTCAAGGATTTTCCGGAAAGATGAGTTTTCTAACTGGCGCCATTGGCGGGTTTGCTGCAAGTATTGGCAGCTCCTTAATCGGCGCTGTGTCTAATCTTTCTGGCGAAATCATGACAGCGGCAGACTCTTCTCAAAAGTTTGCTCAAACTCTTTCGTTCGCTGGTCTCGATACATCAACTATTGATGCGCTAACCAAATCAACGCAGGAATACGCCGCTAAGACGGTGTATGGCCTATCTGATGTCCGAAATGTTACCGCTCAGCTTGCTGCCAATGGTGTACAAGATTATGACAAGCTTGCTGAGGCGGCTGGAAACCTAAATGCGGTTGCCGGAGGCAATGCCGATACCTTTAAGACTGTTGGTATGGTGCTTACCCAAACGGCAGGACAAGGAAAGCTTACAACCGAAAATTGGAACCAATTAGCAGATGCTATTCCTGGAGCATCGGGAAAGTTGCAAGAAGCGATGCTCCAGAATGGAGCCTACACGGGCAACTTCCGTGATGCTATGGAGAAAGGCGAGATTACTGCTGCTGAATTCAATCAGGCTCTGCTTGATCTGGGTATGACTGATGTGGCAAGGCAGGCTGCAGAATCAACTACAACGCTTGAAGGTAGCTTTGGTAATTTTCAGGCAACGGTAGTTGATGGGTGTGCGCAGCTTCTTCAAACCGCAACTCCTGCTATAACCACACTCGTTAATGATCTCAATGTTAAGCTATCAGGAGCATTTGATATTGCCAACACGGCAGCATCTGCGTTTTCTGATGCTATTTCTTCTGGCGCCGATCCAGTTCAGGCATTAGGAGCAGCCTTTTCAACCCTTCCTCCAGAAATCCAAGCAGCTACAGTTGCTGTTACTGCTCTCGGTACAGCATTTACTGCAGCTAAGCTTGTATCGGTTGGAAAAACGGTTGGTTCGTCATTTAAGACAATCGGATCAGCAATGCAATCAATTGCTGGACGTGCAGCGGGCACTTCTGCTGGACTTGTTGCTACTGCAACGGCTAGCAAGACAGCTGGTACTGCTGCAAGTATATCGTCCAAGCAAATGTTGTCTGCCGCTGCGGCGATTGTTGCTCTCGGCGCTGGTGTTGCGCTTGCTGCTGCCGGACTATCTTTGCTTGTGTATTCGGCTATTCAGCTTGCCTCTGCTGGTCCATTGGCAATTGGCGTCATGGTTGGTCTTGTAGCGGCGATTGCTGGGCTTGCTGTCGGAGCTGCAATTCTTGGTCCAGCGTTAACTGCTGGAACGGTAGGATTTGTTGCGTTTGGAGCAGCAATACTGATGGTCGGAGCAGGCATCGCTATTGCATCTGCTGGTATAACTTTGCTTTCAACTTCGCTTCCTACAGTATCAATGTATGGGACTCAGGCGGCTGTAGGATTTGCTGCCTTGGCTGGCTCTATGGTGCTCCTTGGGCCTGCATTAATCGTTGCCGCTGCAGGAGTTGTTGCCTTTGCTGCGGCGGCGACCGTTGGCGCTGTTGGCCTTACCGCTCTAGGCGTTGGCGCAACGGCAGCCGCAGTCGGAATCACTGCCCTTGGAGCTGGCTCTTTGGTTGCTGGTCTTGGCCTTACTATGGTTGCATCATCTGGTGCTGCATCAGCATCTGCTATTTTAATGCTCGGCACTGGTTCTCTTGTTGCTGGTGCTGGTTTAATGCTGCTTGCAACAGGTGCTTTGCTCTCTGGTACTGGTCTTGTTGTCTTGACTGCGGGTGCTGCAGCTGGGGCTGGCGCTATAACATTATTTAGCGGTGCTGTAACTTTAGTGAGCGGAGCGGTAACACTACTCTCAGGTGGTATTACTGTTTTAGCTGGTGGGATGTCTGCTTTGTCGGCAGCGATCGGTGCGGCTGCTGGTGGCTGTCAGACTATGGCAAATACTATACCTACCATAGCAAATGCAGCTCCAGGTGCTGCTGGAGGTCTCACATCGCTTGCTGGTGCATCTGCTGCTGCCGCTGGTGGTATTGGAGCTGCAACTCCAGCATTAGGTGCTTTAGCTGGTGCCGCAGGAGCTTCAACGGGTGTAGTACTTGGGGCTTCTGCTGCAATGATAACTATTGCGGGAACATCGGGAACAGCAAGCAGTGCTCTTACTAACACGCAGTCGACATTCAGGCAGACTGGTTCTGCCGCAAACACTATGCAGAGCCAGGTGAAATCTGCAAGCAGTAACGCTTTGAGCGCCATTAGAGATATGGCATCGCAAATGCAATCATCTGTTAACAATATGCATTTGCGGATCCCTCGAATTGAAGTAGGACCTTTGCCGCATTTCTCTATGAGTGGTTCATTTAATCCCCAGACAGGCGCGGTTCCTTCCGTATCTGTTAGCTGGTACGCATCTGGTGGCTTCTTTACCCGTGCAAGTCTTATTGGTGTTGGCGAAGCAGGACCAGAGGTAAATATGCCGCTTGCAGGGCGTAAAATGATGCCGTTTTCGCGTGCTGTTGCTAACAACTTAAGCAAAGAAATTGGCTCTGATTCAGGTTCTGCACAAAGTACAGATACTCTCATTGCCTGGCTTGCAACAAATCTACCAGCAATCATCGAGCAATACACACCTGTAATGGGCGAAAGCGATTTTGATCGCCGAGCAAGAAAGGCGGTTAAGTATGCCTAATCAAGCAAGATATATAGCATCTAACGGAGAGGTGGTAGAGCTTGATGGTCCCACCACTTGGATTGGTACTGCCGAGCAACTATTAAGCGATCAATGGTCTTATACGCTGGGGTATCGTGATATTACAGGCGTTACGCGAGAGGCTCGCGAAATCGAAGTAGAAGCATTCTTTCGTAATAACGAGGAATCCAACAGACTACGCCGCTTGCGCAATATGGACGTTCGCAATGGAACTCCTGGCACAATTGAAGCAAAGGGGCTTATACAACGAGCCTATATTGTTAAGAGCACGCCTTCTGTAATTACACGCACCCACCATCGAGAAGCGCTAACGGTGGTCTTACTTGATGGTCTGTGGGGAAAGTGGGTTGGTGAGGAATTCTGGCCGATCGAGACTGATCCAGATACTGATTATCTTGATCTGCCTACTGATGTCTTGTTTGATGTTATGCCGCCAAGTGCGAATAACTCCCTTATCAATCAATCCAAGATTGCTGCGCCTTTTAAGCTGACGATCTATGGCCCTTGTGTAAATCCGTATATCACTATCGGCGGCAACCGATACGAAATCATTGCCAATATCCCAGACGGAGCAAGAGTCGAGGTTAATAGCCAAACGTTTCCTCGAGCAATCTCGCTGATCTCGTCCATGGGCGATGTGACCGACTTATTTGATGCTGGTACCAGAGGAGATGGCGAAGGGTCGGGAGAATACATTTTCGAGCCAATCAAACCAGGCTATAACGATGTTCTCTGGCCTGGTGGTTTTGGCTTTAGTCTTGAGTGGTACGAGCAGGAAGAGGTGCCTGGATGGTAATTGTTATTGCTGACGAAACAGGCAAAGCCCTGCGTGAAATAGTTGATTATTCGCTCGAAGTTGCCTTCGGTGAAGACGAAAACAAAATAACACTTACCGCCGATGCTGATGTGATGCCGCCTGAGAACGGATATGCCTACATCGAGGGAACCGAGTATGGCGGCACCATTGATCAGATCACTTCTGGCACCACTACCGAAACACTAAGCGCATCAGGCCGTTCCTGGCATGGTGTTCTTGCAGGCAAGAGACTCGTGCCTGACTCTGGTAAGTCGCACATAACAGTATCTGGGCAGATAGCTACCGTGTTGCAGTCATTGATCAATCGCATGGGATTGAATGATCTGTTTGAAGCACCAGCAAGTGAGAGCGATACGGTAAGCATATCAAGTTACCAATTTGAGCGTTTTGTCGACGGATACACAGGCATCAAGGCGATGCTTACCGCTAATGGCTTAAAGCTTAAAATGCGCTGTGCCGAAGGAAAGGTGCTTATTGGCGCTCGTGCTGTTGTTGATTATGGCTCTAAAGTCGATAGCGACCTGTTGGACTTTGACCTTACAAAAATTACGCGTAGAACGAATCATCTTGTTTGTGGCGGCACTGGCGAAAACGAAAATCGTGCAGTAGTCCACTTTTACGCTGACAAAAACGGCAAGGTAAGCAAGACGCAGACCCTATTTGGCGTGGACGAAATCGCAGCCTTTTATGATTATTCCAATGCAGATGAAGATAAGCTTGAAGAAGAAGGAAAGAAGAAGCTTGAAGAGCTGCAGGGTGACGGAACTGTAGATGTCGATGTTGATGAAGATATCGATGTTGATATCGGTGATGTTGTTTCTGCCAGGAACAACAAAACCAACAAGGTTGTGTCGGCAACTATCATTAAGAAGATAGTTAAAGTCTCCAATGGCATAACGAGCTATGAATACGAAGCTGGCACACCTTCGTCTGGCACATCAGCAAGCACTATATCAGGTTCCGCCGAATCAACTAACGGTGGCCATGCTTACTATGCTGGTAACGGACTTACGCTGGATAACTACACCTTTGATGCTGATGTTAATGCGTCCGATTTGCAGGCGGTAAGCAATACGGCATCCAATGCTCTGACTCAGGCATCAAGCGCGCT